TGGAGTAAGAGTATGCATCGGCAACTTAAAAAAGATGCTGATGCGATTAAACAGTATGGTGGTCGGTTTGAATACGACTGGACTGGTGTAGATGCAAACGAACTTGAAGACATAAAGGCTCACGCTAAAGCAGGGAAATTCGGAAGAGCCAAAAAGGCAGTAGAAGATGCCGGTGGCAAGTGGACAAAGGAGATGTCAGTCCAACTTCGGGCAAAGAACAGGAGGAGGTAATGTACGCAGCCGCCTTCCTAAAAAAATACGCACAGATTCGCAAGCAGAACGCGTAGGGCGCACAGTCTTCCTAAATGAACCTTGAAGAGTTCGTTGGAAAGGCAAAGGAATATCTCCCCACTGCAACATTAGAACAAAGCGGAACCTTCTATAAAAATCTTCTTCAGAAGAATTATGACAAAAGGCTTATCGCTGAATTAGCCAAGATAGACCGCTGGTTTCTTCTCGTCGTACTTCTCAACCGGAAGGATGCCGTTCATCCGTGGCTATATGCCCGCTGTAGAGAAGTCGAGAAGAACCCAGACGGCCATCTTGATTTGTGGGCGCGTGGTCATTACAAGTCCACGTTGATTACTTACGCGGGTGCAATTCAGGAGATACTGAAAGACCCCAACATAACGATTGGTATCTTTTCCCACACTAGACCTATCGCAAAAGGCTTTCTCAAGCAGATCAAACGCGAGTTTGAGGTCAACGATTTCCTTCGGGACTTATTCCCTGATGTCTGCTACGCAAATCCCCGACAGGACTCCCCCCAATGGGGTGAAGATGCGGGGATTATTGTAAAAAGAAAGTCGAACCCCAAAGAGGCAACTGTCGAGGCGTGGGGTTTAGTGGACGGGCAACCCATTTCTCGCCACTACGATTTAAGAATCTACGACGATGTTGTAACTAGAGATTCGGTCAACACACCAGATCAGATAGCCAAGACAACTGAATCATTAGACCTTTCACAGAACTTAGCCGGTGGTCAGAACAGAGAATGGTACATCGGAACCCGATACCATTACGCAGACACCTACCGTCAGTTAATAGAGCGCGGCACACCGATACGGGTTTACCCTGCAACAAGTTCAGGCACTCCCGATGGCAGTCCGGTTCTTCTCACAGAAGAAGAGTGGGATAAAAAGAAAGTGTCTATGGGCCAATATGTGTTGGCCTGTCAGATGCTACAGAACCCCATCGCGGGTTCCGAACAGGTATTTGATCCCGAGTGGATCAGAAGGGCAGAGATCAGACCCCGGATACTTAACATTTATATCCTGTGTGACCCTGCCCATTCCAAGAAGGCGACTTCCGATAGAACCGCTATCGCGGTGATCGGAGTTGACCACGCACACAACAAATTTCTCCTTGATGGGTTGTGCCACCGACTAAATCTGAAAGAACGATGGATGTCGCTGTCGAAGTTCAGACGGAAGTGGCTCCGCCAGCCGGGAATACAAGTAGTGAAGATCGGATACGAGCGGTACGGGAAAGATTCCGACATCGAACACTTCAAAGAGATGATGAAGATCGAAAACAACTACTTCCCCATTGAGGAATTGTCTTGGCCAAGAGAAGGGCCGGGTTCTAAACGGGATCGCGTACAAAGATTACAGCCCGATTTTGAGAACTGGCGCTTCTTCTTGGCCCCTTCTGATGACTATGTAACGTCGAATCAACGCAAAGCCTTCGAGCAGGGTGATGCTTCACTAATTATTCGCCCAATAAAACAAAAGGACGAAACAGGGAAAATGTATGACCTGACCCAGCGAATGATTGAGAACGAGTACAACCTGTTCCCAGCGGTTCATGTTGATATGCTGGATGCGATGTCACGGATTTATGACATCGAAGCGTCACCACCACAGATAGTGTTTCAGGATGATCTGGAACCGGAGGCTTTACCCGCGTTTTGAGTACACCAGAAACTATCGCTACCGCCTTCATCGCGCACTTCCTTGATGTACCCACTGAAGAAGTCCCTGACTTAGAGATTACTCGCGCATTGGGTGAGTTGATCCGTCAAGTCGCAATGGAAACCGTCGAAGTTTTAAATGAAAAAGAGAGGACTCTTCACTAATGGCAAAAGTAAAAACCAGAAACTACTCATGGAAAGACCTTGTGGACAAAGCCGCTGGCCCAGAGCCAAAAGTACCTGTCTATAACTTTCCTAAGAGGAAACTTTACGAAAACCCACACCGCCCCTACGGGCCAAAGAGGTAGGAATGAATTTCAAGAATTATTTTGCAGGGAACAAAGCAACAGTGATCATCGCCATTATCGCTATTGTGGTTGTCATTGGCCTGATTCAGGAGTTTGCGTGAGGGTAGTTGCTGACAAGCCTGACATGATGAGAGAGGCGGCGGTAACCACTCTGGTCAAGAATGTCGGTGACACACTCTACAAACATTACCCCGGACACCTCTGGGCAGTTGGCCCAAGCAATGATTATTCAATGCTTGCCATTTGGAATGAAGACCTGTCGGCCCGTTACGGTATGTGGATTCGGGTAAAGGACATTGACCCGGAATACAAAAAAGTCGTGATGTGGGCGGGTGAACTTCTGGAACGCGCCAGTGTGTCGAGGGGGTCAGCCAAACTGGATGAACTCGACTCTCTGGAGCGGAACAGCATAGGTGAAGTAAAATTCGATGACTGACGTACCTCTAAGCCAAGAGTCGATCAAGAGTCCTTGGTTGAAACTAGCGCGGGACGCATACGAGTCCTCCACATCATATCTGGATGCGAATTATCGTAAGCAGTGGGAACGGAATATTTCCTTGTTTCAATCCCAACATCCCTCTGGTTCTAAATACCACAGTGGTCAGTACCAACACCGCTCAAGGTTATTCAGGCCGAAGACACGCTCTTCGATACGCACCAACGAGGCCGCAGTCACAGCGGCCTTTTTTGCAACTGAAGACGTTGTATCTGTTTACCCGCAGAACGATTCCGATCCAGAGCAAAGAGCATCCGCAACGATATTAAAGCACTTGCTCCAGTTCCGCCTGACGAAAACCATCCCGTGGTTCCAGACTCTGGTAGCGGCTTATCAAGAAGCCCTTGTGTTTGGCTCTGTCGTATCCCACCAGTATTGGGAATACAAGGAAATAAAAAGCCGCAAGAAGCGGCCTGTTCTTGATGAACAGGGCCAGCCTGTTCTTAATGAGGATGGAACCGAAGCGGAAGAATCCCAAGAAGAAGTCAAGATAATTAAGGATTGTCCTTATGTTCGCTTGATTGCATCTGAGAACTTCAGGATAGACCCGGCGGCGGATTGGAACGATCCGGTGAATTCCTCCCCATTCGTGATCGAAGTGATCCCGATGTACCTACAAGATGTTTTAGAGAAGATGCGGGATATCGATCCGAAAACTGAAGAGCCGAAGTGGAAGCATCTGGAGATCGGTGAACTACTGAAAGCCTCTAAGACCTCAGAGTTCGATTCCACCCGTCAGACCCGACAGGGTAAAAGACAAGACCCGATTGCGGATCGACGGGAGAACACGACTGAATACACCACGATTTTTATCCACAAGAACATCGTGAGAAAAAACGGTAGGGATTGGGTTTATTACACAGCGGGAACTGAGTTCATGCTGACCGATCCGAAACCTCTGACAGACATTTACCCACACCTGAGAGAGGGGGAACGCCCGTATGTGATGGGTAACTCCGTCATCGAAGCGCACAAGGTTTATCCGACTTCACTGGTTGAACTGACACAGGACTTACAGACCGCATCCAACGATATTGCTAACCAGAGATCAGACAACGTACAACTTGTCCTGAATAAGCGTTACCACATCCGTCGAAGTGCCAACATTGATATCCACGCGCTGAAAAGAAGTGTGCCGGGGGGTTCAGTGATGATGGACGACCCAATGACCGATGTGCAAATGGTTCCAACGCCCGATGTTACAAATAGTTCATACGAAGAACAGGATCGGCTGAACATCGACTTTGATGATATTGCTGGCAACTTCTCTCAGGGAAGTGTCCAGAGTAATCGGATGATGAATGAAACGGTTGGCGGTATGGAGATGCTCTCTTCCAACGCCAATTCCATCATGGAATACATGATTCGCACTTTCGCAGAAACATGGCTTGAACCAGTGATCATGCAACTGATCCGGTTAGAGCAGTACTACGAAACTGACGAGGTTGCGCTAACTGTTGCGGCGAATCGGGCCGAACAGGACGAGAACATGGAACCAGGTTACTACCAGAGGTTCACAGGAGAAGACACCGATGATCTTCTACGGCATGAGATGACCGTGGGGGTGAATGTCGGAACTGGGGCGACAGACCCCGTAAGAAAGATTGAACGGCTTTTGTTGGGTATCAGAACGATGGGGGAGATAAACCCCGACATTATTTCTTATCTGAATCAGGCAGAGGTCACAAAAGAGGTGTTTGGTGCTTTGGGTTACAAGGATGCCAAACGATTTATCGCAGAAGAAGAACAGACCCGTCTGATGGAGATGCAAGGACAGATCGAAGAGGTGTCTGGAATTGTCCAGCAGTTGATGGATCAGGGATCAGCCAAACAGATCGACGCACAGGCGAAGATTCTTTCGGCTCAGATCAAAGGTCAATCCGATATCCTCGCCGCGAAAGAGAAGGCTAT